TGAACTTATCGCCCCACCAATAAAATCAGACGATGTTGAGCGAAGATTTACAATACCTTCTTATAGAACTTTAACAACCCAAGAGCGTATTGAACTTGAGACTATTAGAAAGGAAACTATTTCCGTAGCGGAGGAGGCAGTTCAGGAGGCTCAAAGAGAGCTTCGTGAAAAGTTACTCACCTACAGAAATGGAGACGTATATGCCTCGGATGTTGTTTTAGCAAATATCGAAGTTGCTCAAAAAGAGAAGGAACTTCAGGCAAAAGCATGGCCACTTCGTCAGGTAAATGATATTGAAAGTATAGCAACAAATGAACTATTTCACGATATGCCATATGAAGAAAGGAAGGTATCTCACCCTGTATTTAAATTTAGACACCATCCTTATGATTTACAAACTTTATATGTAAGCGAAGGAGTGGCACCTGAAGAGCAACAAGAACAGCAGCCTCAAGGCGAACCAGAGTCACAGCCACAGCAACAGCAACCAATGACAGCGGCTGATCGTGGCCGTCTTGGTGGTATTCTCAAGATCCGGCGCAAGAAGTTTCAATAATCATTGTAAGGGAAATTCGCGCAACTTATCTTCAAATGTATCACAATTTACTTCTTCAGATTTAAATGTATAACATATTCCATTTTTATCCTTATACGTGTCATGTGATGCCGGTGTAGGATACCGCACAACTGTTTCATGTTGTGGAGGAAAGAGATATACAACAAATAACCCAATAATTAAACCAAGTATTAATGGAATTATTTGTATTTTTTTAAGTATCATAGTGTCTCTATAGATAGAACGTATTTTATCCTCAGAACCGTTAGATACATCATGTTGGCTGACATACTCGATGACCCACGATTTAGTATTGTCTTTAGTGTTATATTAGGATTTGGGATTGCTTCATTATTCCGACCTCTTTGTTCTTCACAGGGCGGAGCAACAGAATGTCGTGAATATAGAGCACCAGATGTAAAAGAGATGAATGATCATGTATATAGAATTGGAAAGAAATGTTATCAATTTAAATCATCCACGGTTGATTGTCCTGTAGGGTCCAAAGTAATTGAGGCCTTTTGGTAACTTGTGCGTTTTGAATAATTATAAAATCATAATTCTTTTTCTCAGATGACTTCGGCCGGTACTCTAATTAGCGATCTAGACTCAAAAGCGCCAGGAAACGATGACGACCTTGTTAGACAGATAATGGCAGATGTTAATGGCGGCGGTAGTAATAATATGATGATGCCTCCTCAAGCCCCTCACCCACCAATGGGTGGTGGCATGCCTCCACCCCAAGTAAATAGTTATAGGGTTCAACAGCCAAATGCGAATGCTATTTATTCTAATTCGGCTGACCCAGCAGTACCAACCGCACATATGATTGGCCGCGATCATCCTAATCCATCAGACTTTGCGTCAATGATGATGTCTAATGGTCAATCGCCTTATATGACACATCCACAGCAGCAAAATTACCCAGTTCCTATGCCTCAAGGTACATCTCAGCAACAGGGGGCTGGTTGGCAAATAAAAGTTTTTGATCAACTTCGTCAGCCAATTCTTGTTGCCCTAATTGTATTTGTATTAAGTCTACCAGCAGTAAATGTACTTTTTAGTTACTATGCCCCTAGCCTACTCCGATCAGGTGGCGATCTAAATAATTTGGGTCTTCTTGCGAGGGCATCTATAGCAGGTTTAACATTCTGGATTTTTCAGAATGTTATTGCCCCATTGATGACTGGTTAGTGGCAAAAAAGATTTACTACTAACTAGAGAATGTCTGTCTTTCCCAAAGGTTCAAGTACGACAGAGATGCTATCATATGTTGCATTAGGAGTTTATGCTTTGTATGCCATATTTACATTGGGTATGTCAGGGCTTATGTTTAGTATAGCAGTTGGTCTTATAACATTCAGTCTTCTCGATTCTGTTGAGATTTCTACTGCAATTGTTATTCTCTTTGGTCTTTTATATCGTTATTTCTCAAGACAATCTACATATTATCAACAACCTGTAAAGGCTACGGAGGGATTTAGCTTACAGGATGTCGCAAAGCGTGTTGGTAGTATTAAACAGAAGGCTCCTATGTCGACATATTCTAGTCCATTTGTGGAGGGTTTTGCGGATGCTGATTCTGTAACGAAGGGTAAGGCAGAAGGTGAACAGAAAGCAACAGATGCTGCGTCTGCGGTTACTAAGCCTGCTACAACTGAGACGAAAAAAGAGGATGAGAAAGAGTCTTTCGAAAGTCAGAGCAGTGGTTTATTCAAGTTAGGTGAGATCCCTACAGAGGGTAAGGGTGGGCCGCATATTGATCAGGGTACAACTCTAATGAACGCAATTAGTTCCCTGAAGCCAGAACAGATTAAGGCGATGACAGATGATACGCGTAAACTCCTTGATACTCAGAAGAATTTGATGGGCATGTTAAATACAATGAAACCCATGTTAAATGATGGAAAACAGTTAATGGAGACTTTCCAGCAAATGTTTGGACCTGGAGCATCCCCCTCAGGAGTAGCGGCAGCAAACTAATTTCAATATATGATATAGTGAACGTAAATGGTGAGAAATAGATGTCCGCCAGGTGTTCTATGCCTAAGTTCAGGCATTATTAATACAATTATCCTTGTAGGGGTTCTATTAATAGGATTTTTCTTATATCAGACATATGGGCTGCAGAAACAGCAACAACAACAGCAACACCAACAACAGCAACACCAACAACAGCCACAACAGGAGCAACAGCAGCGTAATGATACAAATATATATGTATCACGTGGAGGCGATGATCGCTATACTCGCGCGCCTGAGCCACTCCAAATCTTCAATGGTGTAGGAGGCGGTGGTCTAGGATTTTCTACAACAAGGATGCCATTTAATATTCCAACACAAGGATTCCCTCCACAATTTACAACAGTTGGTAATTTAACAACAGAGGATGGGCAAGTACTTCCTCTATATGGTCGCCGCTCAGCTTATAATTCAGATAGATATAACTATTATACACGCACCGATACATATAATCCTGTTCCACTTCCTATAAAGTTTGGTAAGCGAGATTGTATGGAAGATACTGGGTGTAATGAAGTATTTAATAAGGACGAAGTCCGTATATCGGCTACAGGAAAGGAAGCGCGGGTAAATATCTTCAAGTTCGATGCGCCTAAATACATTCCTTAATACACTTTAGCAAAGAGAGAATGTCCTGTCCTCCTGATGGAAATAGGGGGCTCCCTATTATTTTACAGGGACCTGTCACGCAGACACAAATTAACTCAATGAAATCTCCAAGTTTCATTGAATTAAAAGCTGCGGCTAGAACAACATTTCCTTCATATGATGCTGCATATGTATTCGATGAAAATTCTGCCACAACAATACGTTCATCTTCAAATAATGGAGAAACATATGCCCTTCAGCATGTACAAATATTTAGACTTTTTAATGGGTCATATCATCCCACAACAAATGCTCCAATCGCAGAAGTTACGCTCTGGTATAAATCTTTGAAATCCAATGCCATTATTTTAACATGTGTTCCTATATTTTTGAAGGCGGCTAATAATAAAGGTGGGGATTATTTGGCTGCTGCACTAACCAAAGATACATCCTATAGGGGGACAATTGGGGATCTTTATGGTGTTAAGTCATATGAATATAAAACGTGTATTAATTATGGCAAAAATACAGAAAATATTGAAGCGCTTCCAGTTCAAGTGATTGTTTTTTTGGATGGAATTGACATTAACTCAACAACAAATAGTCGTTTTCAGACAACCCCTTTGAAGACATTCGGTTTTCCTGCAATCCTTCTTCCAGATATTTCGATGAAAACTGTTCAGCGGCCTGAAAAAGATCTTGATATGAGTTCAGGAAGTATTCGCAGCATCTACTCAACCCTTGTAAGTACTGGAAGTGACCAATTTACTTCTCGTTTTCGTTACTATGAGAAGACCTTCTTAGTAAGTCCTCAAGAACAAAAGAAGAAAGATGCTTCGGCATATAAATGTATACCAATTGATACGAAAAAGAATATGAAAATGGTGAATGGAAAACTCGTAGTAAGTCTTGATGATGAGGATATCGATAATGCGGGGACCTTACAGGATGTTGTTAATTCGCAAAAGCAGGATGCTGAAGAGCAAACAGATGTTTCTGATGCTGCAGCATATGTAGCATTAACAATTGGGGCTATTACAGGAGCTGCTCTCGCTTCCGGTTTATTGTGGCTAGGTTTCCGATTAATTCTTCGCAAGACAGGTTAGGCAAATGGACTTATATATGTTCATTTTTGAAATACTGGTATTTTCAGCAGCTGTTATAGTAATATATCTATATTGGAATACATCTTTAGAGGAGACACCTATAGTTGAGAAGAAAGAAGGTTTTAGTGATGTTAAGAGTAGCAAAAGTCGCAGCAGCCGCAGCAGCAGCAATGAAATAATACAGAATATTTCCATGTGTCCTGGAATAAGTAAATCATATGTCGGTAAAAACGGCGACAGCCTTTGCTGTGAGGGAAATCCCGCTGGAACAGATTGTGAAGGAAAAATTATTTGTACATTATCCTCAACAAACTCTAAAGAACATCAATCCTGTGCCGCATATTTAGTTGATCTTTATAGGAAGAAGGGGATAGAATTCTGTCCAAGAAGCATACCAAATTACTTTCTTGATCCAAGAGGAAAAGCATTTTGTACTACAAGTCAAATAAATAATCAATTAAATGGCCCTCAAGATGCCAGCGCACTAAAATGTAATATTGGAGAAAATGGTATGTCTGACCCTCAATCATGCGAAGTTCGTCTTGCCCTTGATAAAATGCCATGTCCCTCTCCAGGATGTCAGAAGGATGCGTTTCTTCCTTATCGAGGTAAATCAGTTATACTTTATGCAAATTTTAGGGATTCTGGGCAGATACAACATTTCTGCTATGACACAAATAGTTTGATTAGTTTCTGGCGAAGTATTTTTGGTGAGGAGTGGAAGTCAAGAATATCTCATATTAACCCTGACAGAAATATTATGTTCTGTGATGTGGCAAAACGCTATTTCGTAGATAAAACAATTCAGAAGAAGGATATTGATATTTAGAAGCCCCCACCAGCCCTTGTCTAATTCCAAAACAGTAATATTAGCAATACAAATTTCTAATATTATCGAAGTTAACAAATCTATAGTTCATTTGTAAAATTGCCAGGGCGTACATCTGAGAAAACAGTTCGCGCAGCCTCCTCACCTTCTGGCACCCCTGTAAGGGCCCTCTTCTCATCTAATGTATAGTCCACTGGTTTGAACCCATCATCTCCAAGATCATCTGTTGGTAAATAAGGGAGTTCATCTCCTTGTGGAGAATATACTTGACGATCAACTTTGGCTTCTGTATCCGCTATTTCACCTCCAGCATCTGGCAATACAACCTCTGCCTTTGGTGCATTTGCTACAATTACAGCCTTCGCATCTTGAATTTTTCGATTATTTCTTTCAAGAAATATGCGCGCAACTACAAGGAAAGTGAAGATACCAAAGAGCATATCATAGTATAGAGCACCTACACACGCCGCAATTAGAATACCCCTTACAAGGATATTGTCAGTTAAATACAGTGCGCTGTTTGGGAACAAAGGAACTGCCAAGAAGACAGTGGCTGCTAAGCCAAGAGGAATCATAGTAGCGGCATTTTTAGGCAGCAGTTTTTTAAAGGAAAGGGAAAGAGCAAGAGCCATTTATCTAACTATTACACAGTAAAAAATTGACTTACTAAATTATCTCAAGAGTGATAAAGCCGAAATGAGTAATATTAATAATTTAGAACGTGTCCTCACAGGAAAAGGATATGCTATAAAAAAATCGGCCTTTACGCTTCCACAGACTATAGAACTCCGCAAAGCCCTTACTGTTGCGCCAATTAGCCATGTGAAATATGCCGCGGCGGCTGGACAGGCCTTCCCAGTTTACTTAGAATCTCCAACTCGTTTCTATATTCCGCGAATGTATGGGCGAGAACATTATGGACGTGAAGAAGCAAATACTATTTCACCGGGTCTCGCACTTCCTAGTACAATTACCTTTAAGGGAAGTCCATACGATTATCAAGAGAATATCATTCAGACATTTATTGACAGAGGAGCAAATGGATTAATCTGTGTTCCATGCGGAAAGGGAAAAACATTTATGGCATTGAATATTGCAATTCGTCTCGGAAAACGTTTCTTGGTTGTTGTCGACAAGGAGTTTCTGCTAAATCAGTGGAAGGGTGAAATTGCGGCATTTATTGGCGGCACTGATGCATCGAGGATTGGAGTTATTCAAGGCCCCTTGTGTCAAACAGATCCTGCGAAATACGATATTACAATTTGTATGATTCAGACAATATGTTCACGTGATTTTCCAGAGGATACTTTTAATGGATACGGTTTTACAATCTTTGACGAATGTCATCATCTCGGGGCTGCGTACTTTTCGCGAACTCTTATGAAAATCCAGACTACCAGTCAATTAGGTCTTTCTGCTACACCAACTCGCGATGATGGCCTTACAAAAGTATTTGAATGGTATCTTGGACCGCCTGTTTATTGGGAGAAGATACGAGAACCAGATACAACAGTAACAGTTCGTTGTGTTCGATTTAGCACAAAGGATCCGCTTTATAATCAAGAACAGACTGACTATAAGGGAGAACTTGTTATGGCACGAATGTTAGGGCAAATTGTGGAATGCAGTGAACGAACACAGCAAATTGTAAAATTAATTAGTGAATTACTGAAGAACCCTCACAGGAAGATATTAGTTTTGAGTGAGCGCATTGAACATTTGAAATGTATTGAAGCTGGTTGTAAAGAAAAGGAAGGACCTGAAGTAAAAATCGGATACTACATTGGTGGAATGAAAGAGATAGTTCGTGAGAAAGGGGCGAAAGAGTCAAGAGTTCTTCTTGCGAGTTATTCAATGGCATCAGAAGCGATGAATATTAAGGAGTTGAATGCTGTTATTCTTGCATCGCCGCGAAAGAAAGTTGAGCAGAGTACAGGTCGCATTTTGCGACAGAGAAAAGAAGACCGTAAGGTTGACCCTATAATTATAGACATTGTTGATTCTCACGGAATATATGTTAGACAGTGGAGGATGCGATTTCAATATTATAAACAATGTGGTTATAAGATTGAACGTATAAATAATAAAGATAACGAAGCAGAAGAGGAGGAGGTGGAGGTGGTCGCTTTGCCTATCGGTTGTCTCGTGTTAGATGATTAGTTGCGTTGTCTTCTATTCCGTGTCTTTCTAGATGACTTACGTTTTGTCCGTCTAGTGCGTCGGCCTCCAGTGTGGCCACATGCGGGATTTGAAGCGCGAGCCTCATAAGGCACCTGAACCATATATGGGGTTTTTCCATCATATAGAGTTCCACTAGAAGAACCGAGTTGATCACTTGGAACATTTGTGTATCCAGCAGTTGGGGCACGATAGAACATAGAATCGGGGCCACCGACTCCTCCCTTTTGTAGAGAAGGATTCAATGAATTATGAACGTTTCCCTCACAGGGGATATTGTTACGTCCGCCTAGAGCAATGCCAGCCGGTCCAACGACTTCGGGGTTCATAAAACCCCAGCGCCCCCCAACCATATTTGTCTTTGGTTCAAGAGGGGCGAGAGGGGGGTATGCTACTTGATTTGTATTAGCGTACTCGCCGATAACATTTAGATTTAATTTACGTGTTGAGCGTCTGCGTCTGCGTCTGCGGCCGCCGCTAAGACCGGGAAGACCAGGTGTCCCAGGATTCAGAGGCGCACGTGCATTATTACCGCAGTCAGTTATAGGGCGCACTTCACCTGCATTTCCTAGACCAGGGATAAGAGGTCCAGGGAATGACCACGCTGCAGTATATGTGCCTCCAATCATAGAGCGTCTATTTCTTGAGCAGCCACTTCGCTGGCGCCTGTCGCGGCGTTTTCTCTCACTTGAGTCCATTTCTCTAGAGAGGGTTAAGAAATACATTTGTAATTATACTAATAATGTCTGCCCCAGAAGAGTGTAGTATATGTCAAGAGAATATTTTACCATATCATAATGTATCCGTATTAGGAGCATGTTCTCATAAATTTCATTCAATTTGTATCCAAACATGGGCAACAATTGGAAATACCTGCCCACTATGTCGTCATGTATTTACAGGAGCGCAAGACATAAATAGAATTATGCCAGCACTTATGGCAATGGCTATAATTTTTCCATTAGAGCACCAACATCAGAGATTATCACTTGGGTTTGCATTCCTTAAACTTCTTATCCAGTTTTTTCCTACAAGTAATGATTTTAATACACATAAAAATCTTATCATATCATTTGCGGAAACATTCGTAATTGATAATTACAAAATTCCTCTACTTTCTTATACTCACAGAGCGGACCTCTATAAACAATGTAATATTTTACGCAAACAATTTCGGGAAATTAGCGGCTCAAGTCTTGAACGCCACCAATTTGTCCGCTTGTGGAAGCAAAGGCTTCTAAACGATATGCGAGCATCTATGTTCTTTTATCAAAAGCAGCTTCTTGGCTCAACTGTTGTGTATTTTCCACTAGTTCAACAACCTCATACTTCTTAAAAATATCATTATATTGAAGGCGCACATTACAAGGTGCTGCGCTGCGGAGAGCAAGACTAATTGATAGTTTCTTCACTGATGGGGCGCCAATATTTACATTATTGGCAGCATACAAAATATAACTATCAGGAAGATTAAGAGCACTATCTTTCTCGATTCGTGCAATGAGAGGTGTAGAGGCCATAGGATGCTTATGAAGCACAGGGGTCATAGGAGGCTTATTAAGGATAGGGGGTGTAGAAGGGATAGGGGATGTAGAAGGGATATGGTGTGTAGATGGGATATGGTGTGTAGACGGGATATGGTGTGTAGACGGGATATGGTATGGAGTAAATGCAGGACTACTAAATCCAGCAATAGGATGAATAACTGGTGTGGGATCCGGTCGCCATAGGAGACGTCTTGCTCTCGGCTTATCAATAATAAACTCCCACATAAATACATTATTATATTCAGTACGCTTACACCA